AATAGTGAACTGTTAAATCAAAAATAAAAGAATATTCTTTCGTTATAGTGTATCAACTTCAAAGTTTTATAGCAAATAAAAGAATAAAAAGGAGCCAATAAAATGATAGCTCAAATATTAACCAAACATGATGATATTGCTACTGTTAAACACGATTGTATAGAGGTTGCTATGTCAGATGAATATGGAGACGAATTAACTAAGGAGGCCTTTTACAACAAATCATTACAAGAAGTAATTAGAAAGATTGAAAGAAAACATAGACAAGCGTTGTGTAGCATTGTTGATTCAGGAGATGAAGTTTGGGCGATTATCACAACTCCTAAAAGGTCATACAGGCTATCAACAATTACTTTTGACTGAAAGGGGCCTTTCAATAATGAGAATCTTATCAGAAATCATTGACGATATGATTGAGGGTAAAATGCCAAGTCATGAAGAATGTTACTGGGCGTTACAAGCGTACCGATTCATGCTAAATATGGACCACAGACAGCTTAGAGAAGAATTGTTAAGGGGTTTTAGACAATCAGAGGTTATTCGCAAAATGAAAGCTGAAGCATCCTTTGATATGTATAAAGGCGCTTTAAATAAATCACCTAAAGAATGGTGTGGTGAACAATAGTGCAAACAGTAAAAATTTTGATCCAAGTTCTAGCTATTATGCATTGGATAGTTATGGGCCTATTGGTGTTATTTGAAATTTATACACCACCAAGTTACGTTATAGCAGCTGCGTTTATTATAACTGGAATATTAATGGCCTTATTGATGTTCACTAGTGTCCCAATTATAAAAGTGCATATTCACCATCATTAAGAGTTAGTTGAAAGATATTGTGCAGTAAAGGAGATATAAGGATGAATCAAATTCAAGTATCAGATATGGAACATGCTATTAAAAATGGAGCATTTTATTCCGACTTCAACGATTCTAATTGGAATGAGCTAGTTGAAAAGGGATACGCAACAAAGCATCGTGGATGGGATGAAGAAAGCGCATATTACAAAGTGACGGCAGCAGGAAAAAAAGCATTAGGATTAACGGATTATCAAGTCGGGAAGTTATTACATTGTTTCGGTTTAGATTATTCAAAGAAACCGTATAGAAATTACTACTGTTGTAATGATTTTAACGATGAATGGGAAGATATGATTGCTAAGGGATATGCAAAAAAAGATATCCGAGAAGATGGCATTTACTATTTCGGAACTTTAAAAGCATTAAGAAAAGTGTACAGACGAAATATAAGTGCTAGTTATTTTGAAGCTATTTAACTGATATATAAGTAAGCGAAAGATTTTGTTCAGTTAAAACAATAAAACATTTGGAGGGGAATATAAATGAAAGCAATTGATAAACAAGCGATTTTAAACGTTCTAAACGATTTAGAGGTAATCGAACAAAACGGTGGAGAAAATGCTTATCTTCTTGTTGAAAATAATGTAGCTACTCATGAAAAGTTAAATGCAGTAGGTGTAACAAGTGAGGCAATTAATAAGTATGGCGATGAAGAGACATTTTGTATTCTTGCATTAGCATTTAGTGAAGGGTATGCAAATGATTACAATGCATTCAAAGGCGGTTTGATTTTAGAACCAGGTCGCTTTGCTGTATATGATACATCTATGAATGAAATGAGCTTCCATGATACCTATAAAGAAGCTCGAAATGAATACGAAAGTGCAAAAGAAGGAATTTTAGAAGATGCTGTGAATGGTGATGAACAAGTATATATTCTTGAAGTCAAAAAAGTCGCAGGTCTTATTGAAGATAAAGAAAGAACTGACGATCCAGCAGAACATGGTTTTGATTCATGGGTTAAATGGCAAGATAGTGATTTTGATTAATCGAAAGAAAATGTACAGGAAGGATGAAGGATATGCAAAATCAAACAGCGCTATTAAGTAGTGCTAGACAAGATTGGGAAACACCAAATACTTTATACAATGCTTTAAATAAAGAATTTCAATTTACTATTGATGTCTGTGCATTACCTCACAACGCTAAACATCCTAGATACTTTACCCCTGAAATGAATGGTCTTGAACAAGATTGGTCGAATGAAGTTTGTTGGATGAATCCTCCTTATGGGCGTGAACAAATTAAGTGGATAGAAAAAGCCTATGAGGAATCAAAAAAGGGGGCTACTGTTGTCTGTTTAATACCTGCTAGACCTGATACAAAAGTTTGGCATGATGTCATTTTTCCAAATGCAGAAGTCCGTTTTGTACGAGGGAGAATTACATTTGTAGGAGCAGCAAGCCCAGCGCCATTTCCAAGCGCTTTAGTGATTTTTGGGCAAGGCATAGATACTGGGGTCATTAAAATTATGGATCGTAGTTGCTGAACAATATGAGTAAATAATGAAATGGGGTTAAATATATGGGAGCAATAATAGGTGGGAACCCAAATTGCGGGAAAACTACAGAGTTAATAAAAAAATCAAGTGAAGAATGGTTGTATATCGTTGTGGCTAATAAGGAACAAGCGTACAGCATAGCAAGAATGGCAGAACATATGAATTTAGATATTCCATATCCAATTACTATTGGTGAGTTACCAATTAAGCCAGGGAGCCATATAAAAGGTGTGTTAATTGATGAAGTGGAGCAACTTTTGATGAACGTTTTAGGCAGGCCAGTGATTGCAATGTCTACATCTTATGAAATGGTTAAATTGGATACGCTGATAAACGAATGAACAATATGAGTAAATAACGAAAAGAGGTGATAAACATGGATGCTGAAGTCCAACAATACTCTTACATTGCAAAAAAACTGGCACATAAATATGCAGCTAAAAATAGAAGTGAATATGATGATTTATTTCAAGTAGCAATGATTGGCATATGGCAAGCACTACAAAGGACTAAAGAGCAAGGTAATCAAGAAGCATATGTATTCATTTATGCACGTGGGAATGTATTAAAGCATATGAGTCGAAACCGACATGTTATCAGACCTCCAAGAACTATAGTAGAACTTGCGATCAATATTAGAAAAAGAGGGTTAGAAGATCGAAGTGTTGAAGAAATTGCTGATATTCTAAATGTGAAAATTAATCATGTAAATGACAGTTTAATTTACTTACAAGAAAGCGTTAGTTCATTGGATAGTCAGGATGAAGATGGTTTAACTTTAATGGATCGGTTGGGACATATAGAACATGATCTGGAATTTGTAATTGATTATGAGTCATTTATCAACAAACTCAATAAGCGTGATCAATATATATTAAAAAAATCGTTACAAGGCCATAGTCAATCAGAAATAGCAAAAGAACTTGGTGTTGCTCAAATGAGTGTTTCGAGATATTTAAAAAGAATTAAACAGGACTACTTAAAAAGTGTTCAGGAGGAATTAACATGGACGAGCTAACACGAGAGGACATGCTTAATTATTTGTTAGTGTACGGAACATGTGCACCAAATTATTATGAAAAGTTGGATGATGAAAGGTTAAAACGTGAGTATGAGGATGCAATAAAGCAATAAAAAAAGAGCAGCAGTCACCTACTACTCAGCCAAATTATACCCATAAAGTATATCATATCTATGCGAAAAGTTGGTATAAAAATAAAAAAATATCATCCGTAAAAGGTGGTGCAGCGTTTTGAAAGAGCTGTTAGAAGAATACAACAAAACTTTGAATAGAAATAACCTAAGTATTCAATTCAACGAGAATCGAATTAAAGAAATAAAAGATACATTTCAAAACGCTCGTGCCTTAAAGGTATCTTTGAAAAAAACAATAGATTTAAATAAGGAATTAAAAAATATAGAACAAGACCTTGTAATTTTTAAGTCAGCAAAAAGCGATCTACAATTTATTACAGCATGGATTGAAACGGGAATTCAACCAGATGCACATTGGAGAGGCATCGAAAGAAACGATGCATATTACATAAACCGTTTATATGATCCGAATATGATGGGGATTTTGATTGAAAATAAGCAAGCAAATGAACCATTCGAGATGATAGAAGAAAGCTTTTCAAGCATTGAAGAAAAAGAAGAACACGAGCGTATTAAGTTTGATGATTCACTAACTAGGGATAGAGCTGAATTATTTGAACAGGCAAAAGAGGCATTAACACGAAATGAAATTAGAATTTTATTGTTCATACAGGAGGGAAGATCTCAATCAGAAATGGCCAAATTCATAGGCGTTTCACAACAGGCTATATCCAAACGAAGCAAGAGTATAAAGAAGAAATTATCAAAATTAGGCATAGAAAGGGATGATCTGTAATGAAGCGAGTAATACCAATACGTGACAAAGAAAAAATTAGAGAGTTCAAAAACGCTTTAAAAGCTAAAAGTGAAAGAAATTATATTCTGTTCATGATTGGAACTAACGCTGGATTACGTGTATCAGACATATTGCCATTACGTGTACGAGATGTTAAGGGGGAGTATTTAGAAGTTATTGAACAAAAGACTGGCAACATTCGGGACATCCCTATCAACGATTCATTAAGACGTGCACTAGATAGATACATCAAAGGCAAGAAAGATAATGAATATTTAATCAAGAGTCGTGAAGGTGGCAACAAGCCAATTAGCAGATGGATGGCTTACAAGATATTAAGAGAAGCAGCAGAGGAAGTAGGCCTTGCTAGGATAGGAACTCACAGTATGCGCAAGACCTTTGGGTACAACTATTATCAACGAACAAAAGATATAGAGACATTATGCAAAATGTTAGGGCATAGCGACTCACAAATAACGAAACGATACATCGGGATAGAGGATGATTTTATTCGTGAACAGTACATAAAACACACGAATATTTGAAACCGTAATCCTTTTTCTTTCAGCATTAATTACACATAAAAATGACCAGGTGTAATTGAGAGAAAAATAATTATGAAATGCTGATGTATCAAGGGCTCAATGACACCGTGTGAGTTACACAGAATATAAAGATATGGTGAACTGAATGAAAAGTGGTTGTGAGTTGTCAACTATAGGTGAAAGGACTACTCGTATAAGTGGCCATAGGTGATAGCATGAGCCCATGTGACAGTAGGTATGATGGTTATTTATAAAGGCTTGGGTCCTTCCCCAGGGGGTAGGGCCACACGGGGCTGGCGAGCCCCATAAAGCTGCTAAATTTGAAAAAAATTTTTTACTACGGAATTACGGTTTGGAGGGTTGGAAATGGATGGCATTCGTGAGATTGAAGGCACAGTGCTAGTGTCCACTTCCCGACTATGCGACTTACTCGAAGTTACTGATAAGACGTTGACCAATTGGAAACGATCAGGTTGCCCACAACATAGCCGTGGTTGGTGGGACATAAAGGAAGTTCTAAAATGGCGTGGCCAAATTTCGAGTGAAGATGTGGCTACTAAGAAGGGAAGAAATCTACAACAAGAAAAATTAGAATGGGAAGTTGAATATAAAAAGCAACAAACAGAGCTCACTCGTATGAAAAATGATTTAGCAGAGGGGAAATATGTAGAACGAGATTTTGCCGAAGCAGAGTTAAGCAGATTCTTCTTAGTTTTTAAAAAATCTGTTACATCCTTATCAAGAAAGCTAGGTAATGTCATTAGTAGCTATGTAGAACCAGTAGAGGCTAGACGAGTAGAAGAAGAAATTGCTAATACAATCAACGATGCCTTAGAACAAATGAGTGTGGATGGTGTTTACAATGCGAGAAAAGCAAAAAAGAAACAATAAATGGCCACTGTTTATTGAAAATGTATTAAAGACATTAAAACCACCTGAAAAAATGAAAATGAGTGATTGGGCTGAAAAATATCGTGTCCTTGATACAAAATCAAGTGCAATACCTGGCCCTTGGCGAAATTCTGTAACACCTTATCTTATTGGGATTATGGATGAATTTAATAATGTCCAAACAGAAGAAATTATTTTTGTTAAACCTACACAAGTAGGAGGAACAGAAGTTTTGCAAAACGCACTAGGTTACTTTGTAATGCAGGATCCTGCACCTTGTATGGTAGTGTACCCATCACAAGATTTGGCTGAGCACGTATCAGAAAATAGGTTACAAAAGATGTTTGAAGTGTCCAAGCCAATGGCAGAAAAATTCCTTCCCAATAAATCAGAAATGTTGGAGCTGCAGTTTGATGGGATGTTTATAACTTTGGAAGGAGCAAATTCACCAGCAAGTTTATCATCTAAGCCTATTCGATATTTACTATTGGATGAGGTTGATAAATATCCAGGTGCTTCAAAAAAAGAAGCCGATCCAATTCGCCTGTCAAGAGAACGAACAAAAACATTCTCTAATCGAAAGATATTTATGGCTTCAACGCCTACATTAAGAACAGGCCATATTTGGAAAGCTAAAGAAGATGCAGACATAGTTAAACATTACAAAGTACCATGTCCACATTGTGGTGAATTTATTGAGTTGAAATTCAAAAATATAAGATGGGCAAAAAAAGAAGAAGTGGAATCACTTGCTGATCGTGCAGAAACTGCAAGATATGTTTGTCAGGAATGTGGATGTTTTATAACAGATAAACATAAAGCACAAATGTTACGTGATGGTCGATGGGAGATAGTTACCCAAAGGACAAAGTATCCACGAAAAGTATGCTTTTGGATGAATACGTTGTATTCTCCGTTTGTTCGTTTTTCAGAGATAGCTAAAGAGTATTTAACGACTAAAGATGATCCGGATGCATACCAAAATTTCATAAACTCATGGATGGCTGAACCTTGGGAAGATACCAAATTAAAAACAAATGCAGATATGGTTTTAGAACGCCAAACAGCATTTGAAGAAAACGTTGTCCCTGATTGGGCAGTCATGTTAACAGCTGGCGTCGATGTACAAGAAACTAGTTTGTATTGGACTATACGAGCTTGGGGGCCTTATTTAACAAGCCAAAATATTGCACATGGCCAAGTATT